GAGCTGCGGTCATTACCGCCTGTTCCTGATGACATTCAAGCCGTTATTGGCCCAGTCATTGAAGGCATGGATTTATTAGGAGAAGGCAAGGAATGGCCTGAGGCTACCGTAACCAACCCCGCCTACTGGCCCGTTTCCGCCGCCGCCGACGCCGCCTGCGACGCCAAAGACGCCGCCGCCGCCACCAACGCCGCCTACGCCGCTTGGTCCGCCGCCGCCGCCACTTACGCCGCTGTCTACGCCGCCTACGCCGCCGCCGCCTACGCCGCCGCCGCCGCCGCCGGCGGCGACCCCATCCTTTCGCGACGGAGACAACGAGACACTCTGCTGAAGCTCATCAAGGAAGCCCCGATGGAGACAAACTAATGACTGACAAAAAAGAAATTTTCATCAGCATCTCTGCTGGCATTCACTCCAACGGAATTGCTGAACAAGGATTGGAAAGGAAGGTTACACCTGAACAGCTTGTTGAATATCGAAAAATTATCGGCCTCGAAAACGTCACTAAGATTCTTTCTTTGTATTACGGACTGAAGGATAAGGAAGAACCAGTGAGCCACGAACAGGAGGAGTCATGAATGAGCGGAGAGTCTCTTTTGTTGTCTATTCTCGCGCTGCTCCTCAAGGCTCAAAGCGCCACGTTGGCAACGGTGTCATGGTCGAATCATCTAAACGGGTAAAACCCTTTAGGGCCGACGTTCGCAGAGCAGCTGAGTCTGCCGCATTGCCGCCTGACTGGCCTATGGCTGCGCCTATGCGTGTCGGCTTTCGCTTTCACTTTGCACGGCCTAAAAGTCATTTCAAGCGCGATGGGGTTGCTTTATCGAAAAGCGCTCCAGAAGAAGCTACCAGCCATGGTTTAGGTGATCTCGAAAAGCTTGCAAGATCGGTCAACGATGCTCTCTCAGGCGTGCTGTTCAATGATGATCGTCAGGTGGTGGAGATGCATCTAGCTAAGGCTTACGACTCAGAAGATCTTGTGATTATTTCTGTCGAGCCCCTTGTCTAGCATCCCCTTTTGGTCTACCATCTAAACGAACCCACACCTTCCTATGGCTGAAAAAAACTCGGAGTATCACGGGCTCCCCGATCTGTCTGGCATCATTCAGAAATCTGATGTCTTCAAGAAAGACTCCGGCCCGTATTCAGCTGATTACGTCTCCTGGGCCAGGATCGCGCATTATCTCCATGTTCATGCCAAGGGCTGGCAGTTTTATTTGCGAAGCACACCAGACGGCGCCGGAACAGTCTGGACAGCACCAGATGGGACAGGTTATTTGATCGGCTATTTCGGTTTTGACGATGGCTTTACAACAGTTGATTTCCCCTTTCCCTGCATGGACAATCGGAACAATCCAATTCCGATTGAACGAGTTTCCTGTCGTGTCTTGACTGACACTCACCGCCGTGCGCTATGCGCCTGCGCTGCATTTACGTTCGGTCTCGGCTTTGAGCTCTGGGCAAAGGCCGAAGTTGCGGACGCACAAAAGGCGGAGCAGCCTGCCCCCCCGGCCCCAGCAGCTAAGACGGCTGCAAAAAGCAAACCAACCCCAGCGCCGCAACCTCCAGCAGTAACCCCTGAAGACGCGCCACTCAGCCACGACGATCGGACATTGCTTCTCACCTGTATGCAGGAGCTGGACAAACCAGCGCTAAACGGCCTTCTGGCTAAATTCCGCGAAACGTTTGGCCTTGCACCTGATGCCAAGGTCGCAACCGCTATCACAACTGAAAAACATGCCGTCTTCCTCCGCGAGCAACTCGCTCAGTACTAATCAGCACCTAGCTCAAGCCCTAAAACATCTTCGCGAAATCGATTCTCATGGCAACGACTCAAACGCCCTCCTCGCTCGGGCAGCAATTCAAATCCTTACCGAAGTTCCCACTGTTCGGGGTGTGGAACCCTGAAGAAGGCTGGCTCATTGACCACGCCTCGCCAATCGCAGACGGTGACAGCATGTGGACAAAAGAAAGCTCGCAGGCTCAAGTTTTTAGAACCGAAGCAAAAGCCCTTTTGGCTACAAAACACTTACGAGATTTTGCGCAGGTTGAAGCCGCTGTAAGACCGATCGATCATGCCATCGGATAAGCTAAATCAACGGCAAATGGACAGTTTACGAAAAAACCGTCTTTTTCATGTCCGTTTGAAGCAAGAGCTTGCTCTAAAACTTCAGCATTACATGAAAGACCAAAACATGAATGCAAATCAAGCTCTTATTGTAATTATCTCCACATTCTTTCGCAACTATTAGTCATGCTTGTTCTCACCATTTCTGGCTATCTTGGCCGCGATCCTGAACTCAAAACAATTGATCAGTCTCCAGTCGCTTCATTCTCTGTCGGTGTCAACACGGGCAAAGACGAGACCACATGGGTCAATTGCTCTGTATGGGGCAAACGCGCTGGTGTTGTGATGACGTACTTTAAGAAAGGCGGCAAAGTGACCATTACCGGATCTGGCAAACTTCGCACCTACAAAAACAAAGACGGGTTGCCCGGCAGCAGCCTTGACATGGAAGCCACTGACTTCACTCTTCCTGCTCGAGAGGAAGGGTCAACGCCTGCCCCCTCTGACTTTGATGGCGTTCCATTCTGATTCGCTAATAGGGCTTCGGCCCTTTTTTTTGCCATGAATGAAGAATCCCGCTATCTCAACGAACTGTCCCGGTTCCCCCTGTTGACAGCAAGCCAGGAGATTCAGCTAGGCAGGCAGATCAAGAAATACGTTGAACTAAAGGATTTGCCTGAAGATCAACTGAATGACATCCAAAAACGACAGATTAAAGCTGGCCTTAGGGCAAAGGAGAAGTTAATAAAAAGCAATATGAAATTAGTGGCAAGCGTTGCCAGGAAGATGCTACTTAAGGCAAACCCGAAAACCTTGACTTTTTCTGATTTACTGCAAGAGGGCTCAATTGGGTTAAGCAGAGCAGCCGAATTATTTGACCCTGAACGAGGCTATAAATTCAGCACCTATTCTTATTGGTGGATTCGGCAAGCAATTAGCCGTGCAATATATGGGACCGATAGGATGATTCGCGTCCCTGATTCAATGCTCAATAGATTCATAAAAGCACAAAGGATTTTGAAAGATTTTCATTTTGAGCACGGGCATTCACCTTCTACTGAGCAGATCACCGAGCTAACAGGCTTACAACCGGGTGATTTTCAGTTAATGGCGCAGTCATATCATCATAAGTCGTCAGACGATCCGCTTTTTTTTGAAGGAGATCAAAAAGTTTCTATTATCGATGCTTTTTCTGATTCAAACCCTAGAGCCGGCAATTTTTTAGAGTCTGAGGTTGAAGTTCAAGAGCAGGTCGAGAAAGCGCTGTTTGCTGTGTCAGAGCTTGACGATGAAAGCAGATTTATTCTCCGTGATTATTTCGGCCTCGGCGGCAATGAAGAAAAAACGCTTAGTCAGATCGCAAGAGAGAAAAATAGTTGCAGAGAAGCTGTCAGGCTAAAAAGAGACAGGGCGTTGCTAAAGATCAAAAAGCAAATGAACATTAGATATTGAAATCTTCTAGTTTTATTTCTAGCTCTAGGATGTGTCCAATGGCTTGACTTATCGCTTGCTCTTTTTCGGCCAAGGTTCTCACGAGTTGGCTGCATAGTTCTCTAATTTCTTTTTCCGTGCCTTGGGTTAAGACGGCTCGTGCATGACGCTCTACCTCGATCTGTTTCTCTAAGCTTATTGATGGCACCAACCACTGAGCAAACGCCATAAGGCCCCCTCGTTGTATTTTCAAATATGGTAGGAAGCACACCCCCGATTATGCAACAGGTTCAAACCGCTACTGGAACGACCTGGCGGGTGACGTTTGCGGGGATCACCCGCGAGCACCGGCAGCAATGGCAAGCTGAAATCTACTATCAGCAGGCAATGGACGCTTACAGCGAAATGCTCAAATGATCCAGCGCTCAATCATGGCCTCACGTTCTGCTGACCAAAACGGCTGAGACCTGAACCATTCGCGAAACGGCTGAGCCCCCTTCTTCCCGTTGCATCGTGCGCAGCACGCCACAAGATTTCCAGGGATTGTCTGGCCTCCCGCCGCCTTAGGCTTCACATGGTCTAACGTCGTGTTGCCTGCTACTAGCTCATCGCCGCAATAGGCACACCTGTGATCGAACGCCTCGAGGATGCTGCGCCGAAACCGGGCTTGAGCTGATTTTTTTGGGATCAGCTCGGCGCCATCGATGAACACTCAGTAATCCCAGCGGACCCACAAACCGCCCTCTCTCCGCCCTAGATGGACGAAGCCTCGCGATGCCGCACGGCCAACACTATGCGGCCAATTGTCCTCGCAATATGCCTGAACCGCCCAGATGTCAGCCCCTTTCAAGTAGAAATCCACGGCGCCTACGCCTTTTCGATCGTATAGGTGCTCACTCTGCGATGCACCGCCAACCTCGCGGTTAATTGTCGGTGGTCTATAGCCAGACGTAATGATGATCGGCTTGCCGCCAAATTTGACGCGAACACGCTCAAGGAATGCCGCCAGTTCAGCAGCCATATCTACTTGATATTGATGCTCAAAACGCCTCGCCTCAAGCCCAAGCGCAAATTCACCTAGCGTGATATGTGGCGTTAGCCGGGTGCTAAATGGCGACTCTGGCCGGATCATTGCAGGCTCTGGCGCTGCAGCCTGTTCCCCAATCCATAGCATGCCCTCTGCCTTACGCCTGCGAGTAAGGCCCGCCTCGAATGAACTGCCCTTATTGCAGTAGAGCAGCAATGCCGCCGGCACGCTTTTGTAAGTCCGCTCACGCAAGCAGCGGCTAATTGTCTCGAAGCCGTCTTGGCCGTAGAAATAGCTCCCCAGGTTGTACGCGAAACTGATCAGCGCCGATTGCTGATTTTCCTTCATGACGGACCAGTACGGAATTGACCCGGCCAACACCCTAACAATCCCATCAATCGTTTTTTGCAAAAGGGCATCGCCGTCCTCTTGGCTGATCCGGTCGCCAGGAACTACCGGTGAACCGTCAGCCTTTGTCGTGTTCCCCCAGCCCAGTGACCACACCGCAGCCGGGCAGAGGTACGCATCGTAGTGGAAGCCTTCAAACTGCTGGACCAGTGCGATTGCCGCTTGATAGTCGCGCTGCTTACCCGATTGGCTCCACGTTGCAAACCAGCCTCGATCGCGACGCATCGCGATTTCATAGCCGTTTTTGCTTAGATCTGCCTCTAGCTCTTGAATCGCTGCGGCTTGATGCGGCAAGTCTTTGTGATAGCGGAATAGCTGTTCGAGGCTGATCGGCTTACTGTTCGTCATGCCAGGGTGGTTTGATGTGCAGATCGTCAGTTTTGGGCGGTGGCATGACTGGCGGCTGTGACCTATGTCAGCGTTGCCTCAAGCTGACGACGCTGGATGGCGTCAAGCGCGAAATCCAGCGGTGATCGCGTCGAGAATCTGAACAACCACCGCCCGTCAGCAGGGATTAACCCTTTTTCCCCTTCAACGCTCGCAGCGAATGAAAAATAACTTGAATCAAGCTGTTATCGCGCATCGGAGATAGCGCAATGACCTCTGAAGCGGCAGCAATCACAATCCAAGTGATCGGTGATGCCAAGATTTCTTCAATACTCATCGGTCACTCCATTACCTTAAGTGAATTCTAATCCTTCCCGGCTTCTAAAGCCGTAATCCTGTTTCCCTGTTCGTTCAACAATTTATAGATCGCGGTACGATCAGCCTTCATGTCCAGGTGAAGTTCCTGCAGGGCGCTTCCGATCTGTTCAACTGCCCCCGTGAGTTTGGCCAGCGCGATCATCGTCTCTCGTAGCTCATCGCGAGACCGTTGAGCGTTGTCCTTCCCCCGGTTTTGACGGCTTAGAGCCCGATCCCCGAAAATCGCAAGTGACGCTGCAGCCAGCGGAGCAATAATATCAACCACGGCTTAAAGCACTCCCTGCTTTGTCATTTTAGAGGGTCCGGCCTGCCAGCAACAATTGCGACCGCACGCCGGTAAAACATGCAGTCAGTTTTACCAGCCTCTCGAAGGGCTTTTTCAATAGCCCTCCAATTTTCAAGTGTACGGGAATCCATTGGTTAGCTAAAGCGCCCGTTACCGCGTGCCCAGTCGGCAGCCCACACTTGTTCAGGAGTGCGGCCTGATTCTGTGATGTTTTCGACATAGACCCGATACAATCCAAAACCCGTGCCGTAAAGGTCAGCGGTGTATGAGGTATCCATTCCGACTGAAAGCAGCTGATTTGGGTCTTGCGCACCGTCGTGCGTGGTTTGGCCTAGATCCAAACCAGCAGTGCCAAAGTTAGGAGTAGGCAATTCTGCTGTAGGGGTGCTTTCATCCAGGACAGCTTTTTGATACCAGTCTCCGTTGCTGTCTTTATACCAAGCAAAGCCCACGCGATGAATTGCATCGGTTGCGAATCCAGTATGGCTTGATTGGTATTTAGCGTCAGCGGAAATAGTTGTGCTTTGATCCTTCGGAAAACCACTTCCAGTTGACCTCTGAAAATTAATAAAATCTTCCCTGACTGAAACAAACAGCCCAAACCTGCCGATTAGATAGGGCTTGTGGAGCATAAAACTACGATTTGTGCTGCCCATACCGCTAGAAAAGTAGAGCCACATCGACATGCAATAACCATCTGACAAGTCGTTGAAAATATATTTTCCCTCCGTCGCGCTTTCCATGAAACGCGCATAACGACCACTAACCGACCCAGATTGAGCCGGAAAAGTTACTCGACCAGTAGCCTGGTCATGATTCATGATTATTGGCGCATCTGTAGCCGGTCGCGCTGTCGTCTGGCTAGTGATATAGGAGTCGCCTACATTTAGCCCGGTTGCGCCTTCAATACGAGCCAAAGAATACAGGGGATCGGAAGCTGTGATTGTCGCGCCACCGCTCCAAGTGCCAGGGTTCTTGAAGTCCCACAAGAACCGGCTGCCGGCAGCCGGAATGACAGGATCCTTTACCAAAACCGGAAGCGTTGTGTCAGTGAAGTTTGTGCTGAGGCGAGTGATCAGTGTCATGGAAAGTTACCAATTGAAGGACTGAATACGATGGGCCAGGAGAAGATTCAGGTATTCCTCTCCGTAATTATTAAAGTGAACGCCATCGCGTAGCGCACTTCTCGGGAGGTATCCATTGTCTACATCGAACTCAGAATAGCTTAGAGAGGCGTCGATGCTGCCGTTTTGACTGCGCACGATTCCGACGACCTCGTTGCTAATGGAGCTGACTGTCGCGGTGATGTTCGCTGTGTTGCCGATGGCTCCAACCGGTATCGTGAGTACGTCGTTGACGGCATAGTCAAGGCCCCCCTCCCGAACCCATGCGCTCTGGACGACTCCACCAGATGCTACGATCCCTAGCCTGCATCGGGCTTTGGACGACGGGTTGTTGTTAGGGTCTGGCGTCGTTGTATCTACACTCAGGTAGGTGCCGTCTGTAATCCCACTTGATCCATCTGCGGTTAATGAGATGGTTGAAACGGCGTTAGTCGTTGGAATTACGGCTATTGACGTGCCGTTGTAAGTTTCAAACGGAGCCTGCCATCCAACCACTGAGTCGGCGTAATCGCTTGGATGATTTGTGTTGAACCAGTCCTTGAATGATGGAATGCTGCCTGCACCGTTAGCAAAATGAGAGGTATAGTCATAATATATGTCTGAAAACTCGTCTTTATAGATTATATCTCTAATGTAATTCGTGCTTCTGCTGGTAGGGTTTGACCTTTGCTCATAAAGCAGGATTACTCGTTTGCTTATCGGCCTTAGTTGCGTCAGCATAGCGTTAAGTACATCGCGCTCAATGTCCACCGAAAAGGCGTAGTTATCAGCCGCAAAGCCACCTGGAGTGTGCGCTCCAAAGGGCCACAGGATGCTAGTGAACTGCACATGCTCTCGATTGGTCAGAGCGTTGCCTAGTGTGTTGTCGTAACCGTTGCCAAGGACTTTGATGTTGACTGGATTAGTCACTGTTACGGAGGTTCCGCTGGATTTGCGCTTGAATACATAACCACTTGCGTGATTGGATCCGATACGCCAGATATTGCCCTCCACTCCGTTGATAGATACGTCAGCCAACTTGTATGAACTGTATTGCGCATTGGGGGGATCCGATGCCTGCCACGTTCCATAAGACAGGGGATCCTCGTCTACGGTCCACCCTTGTGTAGCTATAAGTGCAGCGTGTTTTTGAATGTTACCTGTAAGGATTGAGTTTCTAAAGTTACCGATAGAAACATAATCGGAATTTAGCGCTGGGATCGTGCCGGTCGTGTTGCCCGGACTGATTTCACCTGTCCAGTCTGTTGCGCCTTGCCTCATGGCGACCACAATCGACGATTGCCCTCCGTAGCCGAAGTTTCTGATTGTTCGAGATGTGATGTCACCCAGCCCAGTAAGTGCCGTTCCAATGCCTGCTTCTTGACCAGAAGCCATTGAATCGCCCCACCAGGCAATATCCGTTGAGCTGACTGCAGGGCACTGATAGTCCCCATCAGCATCCATCACATAGGGTTCTGATGCCTCATTTCGGGTGGTATAAAATAATATCCGCTTTTCAGTTTCATCTGTAAACGAAATCCCAGTGTTGTCTCCTTGGCTCGTCAGTTGGCTTTCAATGCCGTTGTAGTGACGATAAATTTGGTTGTTTGTGCCGTCAAAACGTGACTCAAACAACCCTAGCGACCCGCCCGCTATGCTGTTAGAAGTTACAACTACCGGCTCCCCCCTAATCGTCAATTCATCAAAATCAGCCTTGGGGAAATATTGTTTGCCTGATGCAAGAATAGCGCGGGAAATTCGATTGTTATCGTCTAACTCAACTTTTGCATAAGCTTCATAGCCTAGTTCTGTTTTTGTGGCAACTGCTCCGTTAATATCAAACGATCCATCAGACTTAAGGCCATATCCAACACGCCCCGCAGAATCAACAACGGCATGGCTGTATCCCGATCCCTCCGTGTAAGATAAATTTTCTTCTGAAGATGAGCCATTAAAAAACAAAGAGGAATTAGTCTTAATTGATTCTTCTGCAACCCATGCCTGATCTGCTTCATTCCATTCAAATTTGACGTTATCTGCTGCACCTCGATCAACTTCAATGCCTGCGCTGCCTAATGAAACTCCATTGCCTGATTCTCCCTTATTCAAGAGAATTGTATTGTCTTCAATAGTTAGGTTAGTTACGTCAATGGTGACGGTTTCGCCTTGAACTGTTAAGTTGCCTTGAACAGTGCTATTGCCCTCAACAGTGCTATTGCCCTCAACAGTGCTGTTGCCTTGAACAGTGCTGTTGCCTTCAATAGTGTTATTGCCTTGGACTAAAGCCTTTCTGATCGCAACAGTACCATCCTTCTTAATGCCCCAGGCAATACGCCCAGAAATATCAACTTCAACCCGCGCATAGTCAGATCCATCTGCAAAACTAACATCTTCTTGAACTTTTGCGTTGTCTAAGTCAATGTTGCCGCTTGGAACACCAAAAGTGCCGTCATGCTTAAGGCCATATCCAACACGCCCCGCAGAATCAACAACGGCATGGCTGTATCCTGAGCCCTCCGTATAGCTGTTATTATCTTCAACCTCGGCGCTGCCAATCCGTAGCGGATTAAATGTGTCGTTTAGAAATGCAGCTGCAAATCGTGTTCCAGTTGCAAAAGTAACGTCACTTGTATAACTTTGACTTGAAACAAATGAATATGTGGTGCCGCTGCGGCTTAGCGTTCCATACACCGTACCTAGCACGCCCGTGATGCTGGTGCCGTCTGTCAAATAGGACGAATCAGCAACGCTGACAGTAAGCGGGCCAGCGCTACCGGCGGTGAGCGTTGCCGGTGCCGATAGCAAAACAGATGCTGTGCCTTCAACCAACGCAAAAACACGCTGCACTTCTGCAACAACCTCGCTCCATAGCGTGCCACCTATCGATGTTGAGCTGATCGTCCCCCAGCCCAGTGCGTAATCACCTGCGCCAGCCTTATACAGAACCTGCTGCTGAGTGCCACCTGGCAGCATCGTGACACGGTTGATTGTGCCATCGGTTTTTTTTAGATAGATATGACCGTCAGCTGCTTGAATCGCCAGCTCACCGATGTCAATTTCAGAGGCTGCTGGTACGTCGCTCTCGGTGATCGAGTGCTTATGGATAATGATGTCGGTCATCGATGCCTACTCCAGTCGCTGCCGTTTAATGCCTTCATCATAAGCGTCACAACCCTTCGAGCAGTTCAACCTCACGCACGGTCACGAATGCAGCTGATCCCGTGATGATGTCAACTGCAGTTGTGCTAATCGCATTTGATGTAATGATGATTTTTGTTCGGTAAAACAAGTCCCCAGGCTCTTTTACAACGCTTGCGCTGTCTGATCGCGCTGCTTCCTCAGAGATCATCCAAAACTCTGCATCGGCCTCCGCCTGATCTTGAGTCTCAAGCAAAAGCCTCATCAAGTTGCTTGTGCCAGATCGTGCCATCAGCGCGTATTGCCTCGGCGCTGGCTCTACTCCTGTAACGCTTGCATTGTTGTAATTCCCGGTTGAGCTGGGGTTATCTGTGATGCTGGCATCAACCAGCGTCGTCACATCGGCTGAACCTGTCCAAAGAACAGCATTTTGATAATTAGGGATGCTAATAATGGTGCTGTTTTTTGGGTCGATTGTTTCACGTTCAACTATGAAATCAAATGTTCCGCCGCCCTTAATGGTTGATTTGACGCCATCAAAGAATTTATCTCCGAGACCAGTGGTATCCAGCTCTTGCGCGTCAAGGCTTAGGTTCCAACTTTTAAGGCCACATTCAATCCGCCAATCATTCACAAGACGAAACTCAAGTGTGTCACTGGGCTGGATTAAATCAAGGCTTTCGCGGTCTGCCTTGACGTTACGCAAAGCTGAATTTCTGTTTCGATAAAACGCGATGCGGTTGAGCTGATCGACGCTGATATAAAGCTGATTTTTATATGGAGTGCCTCCCAGTGCTGTTGGATATGGCTCGGTGTAGTCAACCATCTCTAACCTGTCGCGCCATTCAAAAGGAATGTTCGCTACATAAGCTGGGACCAATCCCACGTCTGATGATGACGTATTTGGCCAGTTTGTCGTTGAGGCAATCTCGACGAGATCGCCGTTTCTGTATCCCGTCTGAGTCAATGTATAGAGCTTTTGCGTTTGATTTATTGCGCCAAAATTTATTACCTCAGGCTGAGGGGCAGAACGCTTGATTACGATGCGGCCAAATGTGCCAAGAACAGCCATTACGTCGAGGAGACAGTTAGGTCACCAGTAAACGTAAATGCAACATTTGTACTTGTGACATCACCCACAGTTACGGTTGAACCTACGCTAGTAATCAACACACTGCCTGAAATCGTCTTGCCTGTGGTCAGCGTCAGCGTTGCGGTGATGCCGCCTTGCGAATCAGTATTTATTTTGGCGTAGACATCATCAAGCAAACTGTTTTCATAAAGCAAAGTTGCGCTACCTGTTGCACCACGCAATCCCGCTACATAAGCCCTGCTGGATTCACCTAAGTTTGTGGTTTCTAGCGTATCGCGTGAAATGTCAATGCTTGCATCACGGACTACAACCGTTGAGTTGAGCCCGGTGATCGCAAAGTTGCCTGTAGTGCTGGTGACTGTCATTTTGCGCTCCTTTCAGCTCATTCTAAGCTCTGCGGTTAATTCAACGGTCACAGTAAAACGGCCAGGTGCGACGCTTTCCACTTGTGGTGATGTTCCTTCAGCAAAACACCACAACAGTCCGGCCCCTGTCGCGCTGGCATCCAGCCAGCTCTTCAAAACAGCGTTTGTACCGGCAAAAATCTCAACCGGCAATGTCAGGCTATCGACTGAACCTTTCGCGCTGTTGTATGCGCTCAGAATTGCTGCTGCGCTCGTGTCGCTGATGTTGCCAAATGTGAGACTAAGTTGGGCTTGGCTAGGTCTGCTGCCCCACGCCCTGCGGGTGATCACACCAGACTGGGAAGCCTGTGTTGTGGTCGGCCATGTTGGCGCAACAAAGCTGCGTCTTGTTGGGGCGAGGCTGGGGAACGTCGTTGCCATGATTAGGTCATATCGAGGGTTCGATGATCCAGTTACCAGCGGTATCGAAGCCATCAGCGACTTCTGAAACGCCGCTGCTATTGACAGGCATGTGCATTGCTTCGATTGTAAACAACCCATCGTCACCTGACGTAATTCTTTCAATTTGATAAACGCGCATTTGCGTCCCTGAAATTTTTACAGTGAACACCACGCCTGTGGGCGTTGCCGTTGTTCCGTTATTGCTGACAGTCAGTGTTGCGTCAGCCGGTGGGGTGCCTTCCGTTCCATCCCATGCGACCACGTTATAGGTTCCATCCGCTAATGCTTTCGTACTTACTAACGCGCCTTCTGGCGTTACTGCGCCATTGTTGAACTGGTCATATTCTGTTTCGTCCATTGCGACTTTGATGTAATCACCGGGCGCGATGTTGGACATCACTCCTTCATGTGTCGTCGAGAAATTTATGACATGTTGAGGTATGCGGCGCATACGGATAATAAACTTTGCTGCATCGATTGCATGTTCCCTGCTTGTGC